AGACAAATTGAAACCGACGTATTTATTTGTTTCATTTTCATAAAGGATCTTTGAAGACAATACCCCCGAAATGATGGAGAACGGGCCAATACGTCCTTTATCCGCCGTGATTGTTCCTGTAATCTCTGCTAATTTGCATTTAAAATACCCGGTTTCACCGTTGATAAGAAGAGTTTCACCTTTGTCATTAAAAGACTTGAGAACCTTGTCTTTGAACATGAAGCCGGCTACATTCGCACCATCGGCAAACAGGGTGTCAGTAGCGATATTCACAAACTTCTGCATGGCTTCCCAATTGGAATCACCGTTGACAGATGTGGGTGCATCGGTAACGGAAGCACCGTAATTCTTTACAAGGAAATTATAATAAACTCCCCCTATCAGATATATGACCTTATCCCGGTAATCCGCATTCCAGACATAAGTCTGTCCTGATGCGAATACACCTCTGTCACGGGGAAACGCCCCTGTTGCTCCGGTTGCTCCTATGGCACCATCATTAGCTACACCCACCCCTTTTTCAGCGACAAAATTATTATTCCATGCGTTCGCGTCAGATGCGGATTTATAAGCCCGGACGGCAAACTGGGTGTATCCGGCTGTCGCAGGCACGGATATCTGATTGCTTAGGGTAGCACCTACATGAGCCAGCCAGCTTCCGTTATACTTACGGGCTGCCAGATAAAGCGTGCTGCACGTGCTTACATTGCCTGCCACATTCTGTTTGCAAGTGACAAGGAATCCAGACGGGGATGGCGTGCCTGTTGAAGTGAAGTTGATCACGCTGACAGGACTGTCCAGCCAGTAGGATGCCGACGGTCCGACGGGAGCAACCATCTCCTGCCAGTCCGCATGTACCGTCCGGTTCGCAGATCTGCCGGCGAGGATGTATCCGCCGTCTCTTTTCCTGCGGAGTCTGCCGTTTCTGAACTTGGCGATTTTAATCGGAGGGTTGGAGGTTTCAACCTTGCTTAAGTAAGATCCTCCGGCAAACGATACTGTGCTGTTTTTCGCATACGGAGTATTGGCGGATTCCCAATGACCTGCGGCTGTGATGCTCTCACCGTCAGCACCATCCTTTCCGTCAGAAAGCATGGGAACGGTTTCAACATCCACTATCTGGTCATTCACGTAAAAGATAAACTTCAATATCTTCGTAAAGTTTCCGCTTGATATGGCTGTATTGTTGTTTATGGTAGTTTCTGTTCCACCGTCTATGCTGTATTTCAATGTACCGTCCGTTGTGGTGGATATCACGCCTCCCACTGACTTTTGCCTGTAACATGATACGGAAGACACGCTGTAGTTCCCATTCTTGTCCTTGCTTACAGAAGTGGCAGAAACGATTATACTGTATAGCACGGCATCTGAACCGTCCGCACCTCCACGGACCCCGGCTACAGTGAATGACAGATCACGGGAATACTGCTGCCCGTTCTTTGTAGCCCTGATTGTGATCTTCACCGTGTTTGTCGCAGCAAGAGTAGCTCCGGCAGATACCGATATTGTCACCACTCCCGTATTCTTGTCTGTCGCACACAGAAGATTTGTGTCAGGTGTACAGGTGATGCTGTCAAGCGTGAGCTTTTCCGTTCCATACCACATACTGACAGTTGTATTCCAAGTCTGTGAGGATACGACCTTTCCATCTGAAGTAAGGGCTGCATTGACCATCTCGTTATCGAAGTCCGCCATGATGGCATTCTCCCCGTCCTTACTCCAGCGATGCACCACAGCCGGATCACTGAACTCAGACCATACGCCATTTTCCTTAAAACGTGTACAACCCCATTCAACCTGATGGTCTGCGTCCGTACCAAGATAATTATCCGTCCAGCCTTCCGGAATATAACCATCTTTCTGCTGACTGTCCGGCTTTTCAGGGGTGTTATCTATGATATTGCCTCTTGTATATATATACTCATAGCCCTTACCGTCTTTTCCGTCCGATATCATAAGCTGCCATCTTCCGTCCTGATAGATGTAGGTAGCACGATCAGTCGTGTTACGGTATGAATCACCATTTTTCGGATTGGCAGGAGCCGTGGCAAATTCACCCAGGAAGGTGATGCTCTCGCCTTTTAGCTCACGCCCGTCAAGCAACATATCCCAATCCTCGTTAACCTCCCAGTCGGCAGGTTTCCCGGCAAGATAGTAACCACCGTCCTTCTTCCTTAAGAAATTGCCACCTTTGACACGCAATATTCTGATGGGAGGATTGGAGGTTTCCACCTTGGATATAAAGACACAGTTGGCAAGAGTGACCATTGTATTGGCACTATATGGTGTGTTGGCGGATTCCCAATGTCCACCACCGACTACAGACAAGCCCGGATCACCTTTATCACCTTTGTCCACTTGTTTCAGCCATGCCGGGTTATCATCTGACGGCTCGGTTGTCGTTCCGTTATCATCAACGCACAGCCACAAAGCCCCGTTATGTGACACCCGGTTATAGTAAGCATACTTACCTGCGGTCCATTCACCTTTGTCCAACGGAACACGCACTGTCTGTCCGGTGATCTCATCCACCTGAAAGATAAGCCCGGTCATGATAATGTTTTGAAGAACGGCCGAGTAATTGTCCGCATTAATACCGGCTACAGTCATGCCTTTTTTCTTGCCGAACCACGCAGGCATCTGCGCCGGTTCCGGGTCCCAAGTGTTGGCATTGTCAAAGAATGTAATACAGTTGTTTCCGTTGACTGAATCAATAAGTATATAAGTCTGACGTTCCGGGTCCGTAAAATTACCTGTTTGTGCCAATACCATCTGCTCGGCAGGTTTCCAGTCAGAATGCCCCGGACGGGGAATGACAGTAAACTTCTTGGCTGTATAATCTGCGGCAGTCACCCGGAATTTCATCTCTTCAAAGCCATTCAGCTTGCCTTCGCTATTCTTAGTCACAAAATAGGTGGTAAGGATATCATCAACAAACTGGCTCAATCCGTCCGCGTCCGTCAGATCGGGAGTGATGGTGTAGGTTCCATCGCCGTTATCCACGTATGACAATACGCTACAACCGCCACCGGGGGAGTTTACCATACGTCCTTTGAAATAAGTTGTACGGTTATAGGCTATTTCCGGGACAAACAAACGCTTACGGAAAACTCCGCTTCCCATTTCAAAATCGCCCTTCTCATTAATGAAACCGCCATCTACACCAGTAACGAAATCACCGAACTTGGCATATTTCTTAATCAAGACTCCGCCCAGTAAGGATAACAGGAAATTAGTAAAATCCTCCTTGTCCTTCCGCACGAATATCTCTTTCAGCTTCTCCGCACTGTTCTCTATCTCAGTCATTACACGCAATGCGCTCATCACATCCTCATCGGTGTAGGTGACATCCTTGTCACCCTGCTTTACGATGCGGTTTATCAGATTCCCGGCTATCTTAAGACCTTTGAGGTAATTAATGATCCCTTGCGCATCATCATCGTTCAATGCGGAAAGGAACCAGTTTTGTACAGGTGTGTCCTTATCCAGCGTGTATGCGGAGTTGGCGTGATCGGCGTTGGTGACATCGCCCCCTCCGCCACCACTGCCGCCACCGCCGTTCTGCTTTATCTCTTCAACCTCAATGGAGATCTTGCTAAAGTTGCTGTTGATGCGGTCTGCCGTTTCGCTCCAAGTTCCTGTTTTGTTTATTGTATTAAGCTCCATATATCCTGTTCCACTTTTACCATTCCGCATCCGGGTGTACTTCTACGGACAGATAGTTCATTATTCTGATGATTAATTTTCGTATCATAAATATATGTTTTGAGTGTTACTGATAACTTTCCGGGTTACTCTACCAGGGTTGTAATTTCAAAAGGGTTGCCTACAGCCGCTTTGACAGCGCGTATTATCAATGCAAAGTTCTCCTCATCTACAGGCGTACACAATTGTTCCCTGTAATCTCCCCCTCCTTGAGATATTCTATAGCTACAGTCTGCGATATCAAGATTGTATATTTTCGCCATAAAAGATTGGAATAAAGTTGCGGCAACCAAATATCTTGTTATGCCAAAATCCGCATGAATGGTATCACGAGTAAAGTCATTCTTGTTCGTCCAGTTCGCCACGTTGTTCATAAACGGATAAGTATCAGAAACGGTAGTCAAATCGGTAATAGTTTCAGCCTCCTGAATAGTTGGGATTGCAGGTGAAACGGAAGCATAATTTGTAGACTGTCTTAGTTGTGTGACAGTTCTTGCATTCTGAACCGCTGTTCCGGATGGAATGATGAATTTGACATCCGGGCAATTGGATATGCAGTCCTTGTAGTTTTTGGCAATATTACGCCACATACCCAATTGTCTTTCCTTTTGGTTGTTTCCATAACTCAACCAGTGATCATCATCTGCACCATTGGGGCCGTGCGACTCGGAGATTGTATGATAAATGCTGAACGCCCAAGTCATGTTCATACAGAATACAGGATTACTATAGAGACAGGCTTTTTTACACAAGTCGATCAATTCTTGTACTATGTTCCTTGTTATTTGTCCATCTTCTCCTTTTTCCCAAAAAGAGGATTGGTCCTCATAAGGGGATTGATAAGCCCCGTTTTGCATGATGATGAAGTCCCACGCTTCATCAGCCAACAACCAGTCCATCAAGACTGTGTCATTTGCCGGTGCAGGTTCCCCTTCATCCGTTATATCAGAATCAGGCTCGCTGGACCATTTTCCTGTCGTACCGTTATATTGTTCCCATGTCGTTGCCTGATATTTCCATTTATAATACGTAACTCCCTTATTTCCTTGAAACCTTTTCAAAAAAACATCTAAAGTGGCTGCACCTATATAAGCATTTCCCAAAATTACATTTTTGCCAAATGAAGCACAAATGTTACCTACTTCTCTGACTGTATCCACACCGAAGGATGATCCGATAAAAAGAACTTTCAGCGCTTCTTTATAGGACTGATCTTTATGTTCCATAGATTCCAACCTTTCATTCAAATCCTTGATATTGGCTTCGGTCTCATCCCTGTTTTTCTCAACTTTCTGATCCAGTTCGGATATCTGACCTTTAAGCCCGGTCTGAATATAGGGAATACCATATATTTTTAAAGATTTCATCCATTGTTCCTGATTATCCTCTGTTATTGAAGCTATACCTATATGTAGTCCTAATACTGTAGCACCATCCGGTTTAAGATACCCCCTGTCCTTTCCTGATGTTCCACTTACCGTAGCAGTAATCTGGTTGCCATCAGAGCCAAAGAATTTCCATGTTCCCATGAAAATATTTGCATCTTCCGCATTTTTCAGATAAAGAAGTGTACCGTTCTCTATGCTGGATACATCAATCCTGCTATAAGCGTTATTTGTGGCATTGGAGATAGGATTGTCTCCCAACGTATTACCCACATAAGCATGTTTGAGCAATATTTCAAGAGTATTGCAAGGCAAATAAGGCAATTCCACACCTTCCGAAAGAGACTTGAGTTCATTTGATGTGTTATTTGCAATCTCCTTGGCCTCTTCTGCTATTTCTTTGGATTTGTTTATTTCTGTATAGGTTTCTTGTACATAATCAATTACAGGCTTATAATACAATCCCAGAATACTATATCCGGAAACGGCATTTATCTTTTCGGTTGAAGCATGTATATACATATATTTCGCAGTACCTTGAACCTGTATTTGATACCCACTATCAGCGTATCCTGATTCAACATGATCACCTTCGGCATTTGTAAACTTAACAACCAATCCCAAATCGGCAAGTCTGACTTGATTGTGATTGGTATCTATAACACTTATCACAAATCCAGTTGGAATATCAACGTCTAGAGCTTGTTTAAATCTTAAGTAACCTTCTGTAGAATTAGGATAAATAGATTGTCCCGTACCTACCCATTGTCCGATTTCAAAATCAGATAATTTAAAAACATATCCATTGATTTCAACTTCTAATTCGGAAAGTTCTGCTGTGAGATTTTTGCGGCTGTTCGGATTAACCACCGCATCTGTTGTGGTAGCCGGGTAAATGGTTTGGCTACCTTTGGTCAGCTTATATATTTTTGCCATAATAAATCTCCTATATTTCTAGATTAGTAACTGTTTCTTCTTCCTCTTCCGGTGGCAGAGGAGGTACAAAATCACTCAGCACATCTTCATATTCATTATCCGACAATGGGAACGCCTGAATCGAATTATATGCGGCATAATCGGGATAAGATGTTATTTCCACCGTGCTTTCATCGGTTTTCCCGGTAGTCAGTACGATTCCTGTATCTTCAACGGAAACAAGGTTGCAGATGCCATCCTGAAAGTCGGAATCGGATATGAAGTATTCACGTTTTACCTTCAGCATACCGGGAGAAAAACAGGGGTTGTCAAAAGCGACAAGCAGGTTGCCGTCTTCCATGTGGCTGCAACCAACATACTCATGCCCGTCAAAGGAGGCTATGAACTTTCCCTTGAATGGATTGAAGTAAGTGAACCGGAAAGGAGTATTTACATCTCCGTTCAAGTTCTTCTCTATGATCTTAAAATCGGACTGATAATTAATTCTCATAACTATAATATTGATGTTACATCGTCTATCTCCTCGGCTGTCAGGTAGCTGGATAAGTCAACACTTCCGCCACCTCCTGTCGTGCCTGTAGGACTCCATTTTCCCTTTGTTTTGCATTCATATATAGGACCCGGTATGGTGTCACCCACAACAGCCCAGTCACCTACAACAGGAGATGGAACAGCCTCTTCCAGTGATTCAAGAGTAGAGAACAACCCCTTGTTGCGGATACCGTTCTGCTTGACCTTCTCCACTTCGGTAGAAGTCTTGCTAAAGTTGTTGTTAAGACGGTCTGCCGCCTCACTCCAAGTTCCCGTTTTGTTAATAGTATTCAGTTCCATATCACTTCACTTTATTTGGGCAACATGTTCTGATCCCATACAATCTCAGAACCTTTAACCATAATTATGCGTCCTCCCATTATCTGGGTCTGATATATATAACCGTCACTTCCTTTTTGCTCGACAACCATACTGTCCGGACGGAAATATAATCTATCACTGCTAGAAGGATCGAACATGGAAATACTGGGAATCATCCCTCCAAGTCCGTACTGTAGGGAGATACTGAACAGTTCTTCCTCATTATAATCATACATTCTGATAGACGGTACGGAATACTCATCCTCAGGGGATATTACGATCTTGTAACCATTGGATGATATGACATTGACAGTACCACTAAACTCTCCCTCTCCCTTTATCCATATATTGCCATCCTCATCAATCTTAAAATTTCCGTTAGGTGACTTTACATTTTTAAAGATTCCGCTTTCCGCATTGACTTCACCTCTGAACTTGCCACCTAGAGCATAGATATATCCTCTTAAGAACACATCACCGCCATGAGTGGCAACGAAGTTCGCCATGTTCGCCCATTCCGCATCTGTGGGCTGGTAATTAGGATCATTACGGAACCTCATTACAGTCAGAATTGCCTGTTCAAGTTTTCCTCCTGCCCAAAACGCCACATCATCATCGTCATTATATATGCCGCTAACTCCGGCTGTGACCTTCTGTAACTTGCCATTCTTGTAATTACCCAGTTGGATCATATTGGCAAGTATCAAACCACCAAGGATATCCACAGATCCATCCTTGATTGCGCTCGCGATATAATTGATTGACTGGAAACCGGCTGTTGCCTTGTCATTGTCAAGAATTGAAGGCTTCCAGTCAGTAGCGATGGTCCCACGCTCTAACTGAAGGTCACAAACGGTTGCGGTACCACTGATAAGAAATATACCACTGCCATTGAAGGTGATCTTATGGGTATATCTCTGATAAGAGGATGTGAGAGGTTGAGAAACACTGAAAGAACCGCACGAAACAGACACAGACGTACCTTTTGCTTTATAACTGATAACATAACTTTCTCCTTTGATTAATGATACGGACTGGGACAAACTACCGATTGCGGCAGAGTACCCGGAGCCGGCATCACTGTCCGCAGATACGGTAGCCACTCCCGTCCAATATTCCAGTTGCTTGCTAAAAAGTTCGGTATCCGCCGATAGCTCGGTAGCGGCAGACAGGTCCTCTGTCTCATAATCTCCGGTAAACCCGGAGTTACGCAACAGATTGACCGAGCCGACAGCCGCATTGTCTATCGCATCCTTAGCCTCTTGGGCAAGATCTGCCGCCGCCTGTATCTCATCCGGAAGCCCTTCCATGTTACGCCATCCGGTGGAACCCTGCTCGATATGGAACATACCTTTGATATCAACACCTTTATCCTGAGTGTATTCCATGTAAGTGGTCCGGTCCCTGTCACCAATGTACGTATCTCCGTACACCTTCATTCGGGACTTGCCGGTAGATTTGTCAAAATCAAAAGATATAACGTCTTTCCCGGTCAAGGTAAAATCATTAATACCCTGATACATGATGATGGACGGAGAAACTTCGTTCACCGAAGAGAGAATTATCGCCGCCTGTCGGGTAATATCGGTCTTATGGCCTAATCCCACGATATCATCACCTGCCACCGGAACATCGTTCTCGACATTAGGATCACACACGGTCTTGGACAGGTCTATATAATTCTCACCTACTGCTGTGACCAACCGCCAGTAATAGCGGTTGCCGACATGATGCGAAATGCCTGTCTTGATATTGCACTCCTGTGCGATGGCGAGAGATCCCGGAGTAAACTGGTTCTCTATCTCAATTCCGTCTTCCTCTTCCTTGAAATAACAACGGTAGACATCATCCAACTCATCCACACGGTTGCATTTCATGCCTGCATGGGAAATCACCTGCTCGCCACCTACATACGTCTTCTTCTTTACTTCAAGCTCGTCAAAAACGGCTTTGACCTTGACATACAGATAATCAACAACAGCCTGTGACATACCGTTCTCAAGTACAGTGATTCCACTACCGTTCTTACCAATCAAAAGACCTTTTAAAAAAGTGATCAGACCGTTGGCGGTGTCTGAAATATCTTTACG